TCATCTACTTCGTATTCCTTTGGTAGTTCGAACTTCTCAATGACTGTGCGTAATCTATCTTCGTACTCTTTAGTTAGTGCAGCTACTGCATCTTGCCAGCCTTCGACATATGCTTCTTGCTTCATAATTTTTAATGTCTTTTCCATTAGCATTCTTTCTCCTCATTCTTTTGTTTGTCCAGCGAATATATCTCACGTATCCATAGGATACAGATGTTGTGGTGGTACGTACCAAGTTTTTTCATTATACCTAAACTCGTTCTTCTTGCATTGACTTCCGTGTGACCAACCAATTGCTCGGTATGGAGCACCTAACCAATCTGGTCCTACACGTCTTGTCTTATGGCGCATGCCGTCTGACATTAAGATATAGACCAAAGAGTCATCATCACGACTGGTATATCTTAACTTAGGTTGGTCGCTAAATGTATAGCGAACCTCACCAAGTCCAGGGATATCTAATTCTGTTTTCCATTTATTAAAATGTGGTACAAAATCTGTCTTACCAATCATGCGAGCGAATGCTAACTCACTACCAGCAGCAACAGCATGTTGCCATAACTCCCAAAGGTCTCCCTCTGAATAGTTAACATTCTTAGTTGGGTCTCCGAAGTACACCTTTTGTCTTTGATATCCAACCTCTACTGCGATTGCTTCTTCTTGTGGTGTCAGAGAATATGATGTAATCATACGTTCTCTGGTATATCATCAATGAACATGTACTCAGGATTAAAAGCAACCCATGTCATGAGTCCTCCTCCTGCGTCAGCTCTACCGTATCTATTCTTAACAGGTGCAACACCCATAGAAGTACCAACAACGCCGAGGGTGCATATAAGAGCAGGAAGTTGAGCAACCTTACCCTGAATAGCCGACCGCGGTTGACACGGGCTACCTTGGACAGCCTCCGAAGTGTGGTGTAGTACAACCACTGCAGCGTTAGTCGCTCTCGCAAGATACTTCAACTCCTTCATGATTGCACGCATAGATGCAAACTCTTCACCACCATCGGTGGCTACATCCATTAAGTTATCTACTACAATTAAAGTTGGGGGACAACCCCATAGTTCTTCGAATGCTTGCACCTCTTCGTCAATATCTTGAAGTGTTGGTGCTGATTCAAATGACCAGACAATGTGTGCACCTTTAGCAAGTGTTGCCTTAGTCCAACCATGGTCTGTATTCATCAATGCTTCAACGTCTGTCTGTGACTTACCTGAAATCATTGAGGCTAATCGCATAGCCATCGTATGTGCATTGGTATCTGCTGAGATATAAAGTGTTGGGACTTTCATCTTCAACGCTAAAGCCAGTGCTAGTGTTGACTTTCCGACTCCAGGTGCGGCTGCGAACATCGAAACCTCAGAGCGCCTAATGATAATCTTGTTACTTTCGAATGCCTTAAAGCAACTAGGGAGCGGTTCTCCACCAATACTGGAACGACCAACTGAGCGGACAAGTGTACGCATCCTGATTCATTCCCTTCTGTATAGAAAGAACGCAGCCACTTCTGTGGTGTACGTCGGTAGCTGCGTTCCTTCATTAATGTTTTAGTTTACTGGCTTGCACTGGTCGGGTGTCCCCTGTGGGGTTGGGCATGCCCAGAAAGCGTAAGGCTTTCCACTGGCTTTGCTCACTCCCTGTCGGAAGATTCTCGCTCCGTGTATGCACGTCGGGCTCGCTGTTCCTGATGGAGTTACCGCGCTTGGTGGAGGTGTAAGTGACGGACCCTGCCCCTGGCTGGGAGCGGAGGATGTGAATTGCGTAGTGCTTGGAGTTGAACTCGTGGTCCCCAAAGGGGCTGCGTTGTATGCACCGACAACCAATCGTTGTACGGCTGCTACTTGTGTTGAGTAATCACCGATGCCTTCTAGTAACACGCTGAGTTCATCAGCAGTATTAGCACGGATATTAATCATATCCCCAGCAGGTGTCTTGTAACTAACTTGTAGTTTCCATTCTTCCATTTGTTATCCTATCTTCGTTGAGAACTGACAGTGTGCTGTCAATCCACATTTATATTGGCAGTTGTTTGTGTTCGGTAAAAATATTCCAGCCTTACGAGCCTTGTCAAATCCTGCTACAAGGTACTCAAGTTTATCCTCTGTGTACTGCTCGAGGCTAACAAGAGGTGACACACCGTGCTGACGTGCCATCCAATAGGTCCCCCACTTAACATCGATACCAAAGGTCTTTAATATACCGACCTTGTAGAATCCAAGTTGCAGTGTATTGGTTGGTGTTTGCTGAGAGGTTTTCAAGTCGACGATTACTAGTTCGCCATTGACTTCAAACACCCTATCAAGAATCATCTTGACTGGCACGCCAGCAAATTCAGGTAACATAGCCAACTCAACTGCTGGTGCACCTTGTGGTGTCTTCCACAACTTCCAGTCAGGGTTAGCCTTACGCCAATCGATGTATGCTTGGACCCATTGAGGTCCAGTCGATTGCCAGAAGGTGACATCTTCTTTGTTTGGGTTAGCCTTAGTAGCACGACCACCAACACGAGCATTGGTTAGGTCCTTGCCTTCAGCCTCTTGTGCCCAGGCTTTCGCCCATAGTTCACTATTCAGCATGTTCTAAGTCCCACAATTCTGTAGCTGTATGGAAGGCAGAACCTCCCACTGACCAGACTGATGGCTCCTCAGGTACCTGAAGCAATCGCCCTAGGTAGTACTGATATCCACAGTCAACGTATGTACTGAACGCTGAGTAACTCACGTGTTCAGGTAATTCGTAATCTCCAAGTTGAATCATTCCCCAACTATAACACACTCAGGAATCAGTGCCAATAGGCATACCTGAGTCGCTTACTTACACGGTCAGATTCTATGTGTATAATTAATATTAATATATAATAATATAAACCCCCGAAGGGGGTTATTATATATATAATATATATACTATAGGAGATACTATGTTAGAAGTTTTCTTTGGAGTACTACTAGCCATCGCTGTACGTGATGTATATCTAGAACTGATTGAGCGATACAGGCAGTATCGATTCAAGCAGGACTTGAAGGCTATGGGTGACCTGCTTGAGGACATCGAAGCCGACGATGATGACATCAAGTAACATTTAGAAACGACAAAAGACCCCCCAACCTAGGGTGAATACCTTAGGAAGGGGGGTTTCTTGTTGCTATAGGCCTGCTAGGGCCCTTAAATGGTTACTCTGAGCCTTTGCCGTAGGCAGTCTCTTTAGAGTCTAGAGCCTTTAGGATAGGTGCAGCAAGTGATGCGAGGAATGCTGAACCTAATGCCTTAGGGTCTGTGATTCCTGCGATGTACATTGCTAGCACAGATGCGAAAGCTGCACGTAGGTATGTGCCTGCGATAGCAACTAGTTTCTCTGTATTCATAAGTCCTCCTTAGGACGTAGGATTTGACGCATGGACTTTGCAACAAGTGCAAACTTCAGTCTTATACGTTTTCTTGCTTGGCGATGGTGTGAGTACCGCCTTCACCTGATTGATTACCTTAGGCTGATTAAGCCACCAGAACCAAGGTGAAGTATCATTGCCCGCCCCATCATTGATTGAAATGTGTAGGTGCTTATTGTGCTTGTTGCTACCTGTGTATTCACGGTCGCCTTCTTTTGCACGCTCTGCTGACCAAATCTTTCCCTTAAAAATCAGGTACTTGACTCGCTTGTCTTCCTTTAGTTTCTGGAAGATGTCGACGCAGTCGATGCCGTGCTTAGGGTCATGGGTTAAATCTACAGCAAGACCTGTGTTATGGTCGCTGGTTGGACTCTGTGCCTGATGTGCTTTCGACGGCAGAAGTCCATCGGATACTTTCAAACGAGAGGGCGCTATCGCTGTGGCTTGTCGAAGGACAGCAGTAGCGGCAGGTGTGGCTTTCTTGACAACAATTTTCATTCATTCTTCCCTCGCTGTAACATCATCTGATATAGGATTTCTACTTTTTCTTCCAGTCTAATGACGGAATCTTTAAGGCTTGAGCCTGAGTTAGGCTTGAGTTCGTTGAGGTAGTGCTTGACTAGCCACTTAACGGCACCAACAAAGCCACCTATAATTGTCAATACTGCAACGGCTACCGTTGCGTAGTCTTGTGCTTGCATTAGACTGTCCTAATCGTGATATCAATGACACCACCATATCCCGTGAAGCCACGGTCTGGAGGCGTGAGGCGGGTGAAAGAGATTTGTTCAATGACAGCCTGGCGTGACTCACCTGTGGTTAAGTCTTGCCATGTTACAACGTCACCATTTTCCTCAATGGATTCTAGTTGGGCAATTCTATCGAAGGCTCTACCTTCATACCCTACCTGTACGTTGTATCGGTCTGTCTCCACGTCATAGCAATAGACGGGGAATCTCATTACTCGTTGGCGAGGCGTAGCGATAGTCGCCTTAGCCTGGTAGCCCTTCATGATTGGTCCCTTAGTAGCATCAGTACCATCACGATATAGAATAAACTTGTAAGCCAGGTACTCCTGTGCTTCTTGTGGGTTAGATGTAGTTACTTCTACTGGTGGGACAGATGCATCGTATGCAACCACGTCGTACTCAGTGCCGTCAGCGGTAACTGTTTCAAGGGTCATAGACCCATACTCAAAATCACCACGCGCAACAAGGCGCTTGAAGTTCTTAGGCTCTAGCGTATTGTATCTGATGTAACCTGTTGTTAGGTACCCATTTGTCATTAAATCAGCATCATCTTCGATGTATGTTGAGCCAGGAGTTGCTGCTATAGCGGTAGCAGAAGTTACTGCAGTTGATGTAACTGTTGCAGTCACTGCACTTGTATAAGTAAATGTTGAAGTAGTTGCGCTGGATACTGTCCATGGACCAGTGGTTGAGTTGAAGTTAGAGTCAACGCCTTCTACCCATACTGAACTACCAGCGGTCAGACCATGTGCAGATGCAGTTGTAAGTGTTGCTACACCTGATGTCATAGCCTTGTTGGTGATTGTTCCACCCACTGTTAGGGCGGTAGAGGAGAATGCTAATTGGTTAGTCTCACCTGCAAATGCACATGCAGTAGTTACTCGACCAGAGATACCACCGTAGTATATATCATTTGCGTAAGCAAATCGAAGTGGTGATACTTCAGTACTTAAATCAATACGGATAACACCAGGTTCTCCAGCTACGCCAGTAGCA